TATACTTGGAGAAATACTCGACACTCATATCTATAAGAATACGCGTCAACTCTTTTCTTCCGTCAATAATATTATCTTTATTAAACTCTGACATAACTACTCAACTTCAACTAATCCAGCTTCAACTGCTTTAGCATAAGCCTCGTTAAACTCTGGTGAATTAATCTTAATGTCTTTCGCTTGTTGTTCTTCTATGAACTTATCTAAAGACTTTTTATTACCTTTACTTCCACTATCAGAACCACCCGCACCACCTTCAATAGGTTTTAAATAACTTTGGTTATCTTTAAAGAAGTTTGACACTACATCGTTTGCTTCTTTTGGATTTGCAGTTGTAGGGTCTTTAATAATATTACCTTGATTATCTAAAGCTAAAACATTACCGTTATCATCCACGTCGAATTTAAGTTTTGTTTTAAGTATGGTCTTAATATCTTCTTTTGGTAAGATTGTGTTGTCAGGGATAAAAGAATCTAATTTCTTATCTAAAATAGATTGATTTTTATAAGACTTGAACTCGTTTTCCTTTTCGGTTACTTTAGATAAAGCGTTCGTTAAAGCTGTTTCTTTTTCTTCTAAAGTAGTCTTGATTTTCTTTAGTTGTTCTGCTGGCTCAATCTTAGCATCTTCTAATACTTTCTTTGCATAAGCATTAAACACATCATCGATGTTTCGCTTGCTTCCATCAATCTCTAAACCTAATTCATCCGCTTTAGTTCTTAAAGCTTTCTCCGCACCTGCTGTATGAGCTTCTTTTTTTAGGTTTTCTGTAAAAGTTGTTTCTTCTTCTGTAGTTCTTAAAGTTCCTTGAAACTCTAAAGTTAATTCTTCTGGATTACCATCCAATTCCTCTTTTGATACCTCAAAAGTTTTGTTACCGATTTTGATTTTCATTACTTATCTGTTTTAGTTGTTTTTGCTTTTACTACTCTTTTAGGTTTTTTAGAATCCTCCCATTCTTTAGTCGCTTTTTCATCAACTACCCAAATTAATCCTGTTTCTTTATAACTTTCTTCTGATTCCTCAATTACTGATTCTTGAATGACTGCTCTATGTCTTTCAATCTTAAATGTGTCGTTGTTGATGAATAAACCTTTGTCGGTCTTAGTCAATAATCTCCTCTTTTGTGCTACTTTCATTTTGTTTTAATTTATTATTAATATTAAAATATTCTTCAAACTCTGTTATTAATTGTTCTGCTGTTTTTTCTTTGTCTGCATCTTGCCAAAACTTTTGAAATAATACCTTTTTATTAGCCTCTATATTTCCAAAATAACCATACACCTCTTTAGTTGATAAATGTAAATAAGGTTCTACTTTAGACTTCTTTAACATTATATTTTGCATATAAGGGTCTGACTTGTATTTAGATAAAATAAGTTCCTCAAGTAACTTATCTAATATCGTGTTATTATCTCCATTCTTTTTAGCTTCCCCATACTTTTCCATCAAAACATCTGGACTTTCTATAATATACCTACGACCAAAAGAACGATTGTATAGATGTTCATTCTTATCTTTTGTTCTATCTACAAAATTTAATACCCAATTTGCTAAGGTGTTATAAACATACTCAGCCACATCACTATCAGAATTAAGAGTGTTTGATATTGGTTGTATATCAATATATCTCCCAGTTGCTGTTTCACTATTTTGTTTTGATTGATGCGTTTTGTCAGTTCCCCAAATGGTATCTTCAATTAATAATTCCGCATCTCTTAAATCTTCTTTATATTGCTTCCATGTTTCAAGGTCTGGACTTGAATAGCCTGCAATTTTATCACCTAGTACTGGTTGATCGTCTTTAGGAATAGGGATATAATAAACATCGCTAACATCTTGTTTTTTTGGTTGCCCTTTACCATCACATGCTGTACAAGTTTTGTCTCCTACTTTACCTAAACCTCTACAAGTTTTGCATTTAACATCACCATAACGCCAATGTATTGGGTTTCCTTTTTGAAATTTATATATAGTTAAAACAGATTTATCTCTTGCATAGTCTTTTGACAACTCTAATATAGGGTTGACAGGACTTATTCTAACTTCACTACCTGTAATGCAATCTTCTGAAAGTATAATAGCAGGTACTTTTCCAAATGGATGTTCAAATGTTTTATTAGGTACTTTAGTAAACGTTCCAGATAATTCTAAGAAAGTCCAATCTGTTTTATCATCTACAAACCGCCATGTTTTAGCTGTTGTTTCTTTATTTATTTTAGGTTCAAAAACTAAATAATCAACTACTTGTCCATCATGCTTATAGTATCTTATATCTTCAATAGACTTGTAAGAAGGGTATAAATCAAAATCATCTTCTTTGGCTTTATACTCTAACATTATTATTCCGTTAGGGTCTACATCTGTTAAATTAAAGTAGTTTTCAGATAGATATGTATATAACGATTTATTAGCTTTAAAATTAGACAACCTTTCCTCAAATTCTTCTTTTATTTTCTCACTGGTTATATTTATTTGCTCAGAACCACCGTTAGCATCAAACACATTTTGTCTTTTACCCATAACACGATGAAACAAGTCTCTAATATCTTTAGAGTATTTACGCCTTACTTCTGCCCTGTCTTGACTTTCTAAATGCTCAATGTGTTCTATCAACTCCTCGTGAAAACCATCACCATTAACAAGAGCTTTTAGCGTTTTACTTTGCGCTCTAGCATCTTTTACCCATTGTTCAACCTTTTCGGAATGCTCTTTAACGAGGTCTTTTGCTTCCTGTTCTGTGTAAGTCATTTATTAGTGTTAAATTAATAAGATTGCTTAACTCTTTTTTATGGAGTTTTCTTGATTCAGCTCTTTTTAATGTTTCGTAACTGTTTGATTTTTTAGTTCTCATTATATTTTAGTTTTATTTTATCACAAAGTTATACAAATTTTTTTAATTATTACCAAATTATTTCGTAATTATCTTCATTCCAACTCATGTGACCATATCTAGCCATATCCCAAAAGTGATTGTAAGCGTCAATAGGTTGGTTTATCAATATTCCATTAACCTCTTTAAACTTGTAATTTTCACGCTCTTTTTTAACGTGTTTATATAAATGATTTCTAACCACATGGATTCTTTTTTTCTTCATTGATAAAATCCAGTACATTACAGATTTCTTTTTGCTAATTTTAAAGGATTCTGAATACCCTAATTCCTGTAACCCCTTAACCATTTCAACAGTACCTTTATTCTCACCAGTATATTTATCTGAACTATCACACGCTATCGGTTTGTTTTTCTCAACGCCTAACATCTCAAATACGGATGCTAATTCAGAGGGTGTCTCTATGGGTTGATATATTAAAGGTTCTACATATATGTTTTCTTCATCTTCTGCATACTTACCAAATGCATTAGGGTCAGCAGTAAAACCAAAGTCATTAGCATATGTATAGTCCATATCTGGAAACTCATCTATCCAAGTAATAGAATCAAATATAACGCCTTTCATTGCACCTCTTAATCCTAATCCATACACCTTCCACATAAAGTCGTCTGCTGTTCCGTTGTTGTGGTTTCTTATGTTAATAGGTGGTTGGTTCTTTTCGCTTATAATTTCGCCTAAATAAAACACACCATCATCTGTAACCTCATAGCTTCCAGTTTCCCAAGGTTCATATGAAAGTATTTTGTTTTTCTCTTGTGGTGAAATAAAAGGATTATCTAAAAAAGTAGTTCTTAAAAAACCAACGTCATCACGTGGTATAATTCTATCAAAAACCCAATGGTCTGTAAAACTAGGATTATAATCCATCCACCAAAATTTTCTACATCTCATTTCTGATTGGTCAAAAACATGTTGCTCGATATACATTCCTTCGTTATAAAAAGCGTAATCACAACCCCCTCCGTGTTTGCCATCTCCTAAGAAATATATTGTGTTTCCGTTTATCTTAAAACTTCTTATTTCTTTAGCTCTATGAAATGGATTGTCTAAACCGAAATCATCTAAACGTCTTTTAAAGTCGTCGTAAAGCGTTGTTTTAAATTCGTTATAAGTTTCACGATAAATATTTATAGTGCATGATGTTTCTGCTTGTGTGCATAGCCATATTATAATATCAATTCCCGACCACGTTTTTCCACTTCTTGAACTACCCTCTAATACTACACCTCTATAACCGCTTATTAATTCATCTTTATAATTGTATTTTTGATTATTAATAGCATTGTATAAAAACTTATAATTCGGGTTCGTGTCTTTATCAAACAAAGAAAGACCTCTATTTAAAAGGTCTGTTTTTTGCTCGTTTAAGAGTTTTTCTAATTGTAATATTTCTGCATCACTTAGCAATAAGTTTTGCTTTAAGTTCTTCTATTTTTTTGTTTCGCTCTTCTGGAGTCATTCGTTTATCATCTACATTTAAATCTATCTGCTTAATATCTCCATACATTTTTGGATAGAATTTAGACGACAACCATTTATCTGTTTGCATCACAGTATTAGCAACTGATGGTTCTATTTCGCCATCTAAACACATTTTTTGAACCTTTTGTATGTTATGTATTAAAGATTCTGTTTTGTCTTGTTGAGCGTTTACATACAATGTTTGTAATTCCGCATTGTCACGCTTCCATCTTCTAAAAGTTGACCATGAAGGATATTTATCGTTACTATCTAAAACAGCAATAATATTATTACCATTGGCTATTTCTTCTAAAATATCCAAGCATAATTCAAAATCATATTCACTAGGTCTACCTGCTGCCATGAAGCAAAGATACAAAAAAAAAGATAATACAATTACGCATTATCTTTTTTACCTAAATAACCAAAACTAAACATTATGAATAATCAAATATACAAAAATTATCTTTTCATAGCTTGTTTTACTTTTAAAAAAGCATCGAATTTAACTTCCGCTTCTTTTAGTGTTTCAGTATCAAGTCTGGCTAATCTATCTATAAACTCATTTTCTCTATAAGTATTTAGTTTATCTCTAAGACTATTAATAACACTTCTGTATTTGTCAGATAACTCTATGTGTTTGGTTCTGTAATATATTCTAATACGGTCATCATTAAACTCTTTGTCGTCGATTTTTAATTGTAAATAATCTTTAATATCAATCAATGCTTCTTTATAAATTTTTAATTCATATAAATTATCATAATCAAACTTTTTAAGACCATGTAGTACAGTCGCATGGTCTCTATTAATTGTTTTTCCTATGTAATCTAAAGATGTGTGATATAATCGGCTTTTAAACGTCATACAAAGTTCCATGTAAATATATCTAGCCTTAACTATATATGCTTTTCTGGATTTAACAGATATATCTTCTATTCCTGCTAAATTCTCAACTACTTTTTTAACGTAGTCCGTTTCTAGTATTCTGTCTTTCATTTTTTTGATATTATATTATTGTTTTGGTCAACTGACAAAGTGAAATAGGTGTTATCATCTAGGTATTTAAACTTGTAATACCAATTACATTTTAAAACACCCCCTAACCATTTTTCAGTAGTTCCTTTTTTTATTTCACTCAACCTGTATGGTCTGCCTTTTGGAGATATTGATGGTTCTATTGAGACGTGTATGTCATTTATGTTTTTAAACTTGCTCATAATTAACAAAAACTTTAAATCCTAATTGCTTTAACATTTTTATTTTAACTTTCTGTAAAGGAGACAATTTATCCCAAACCTCTTTACTTTCTATAAAAATCACCTCATCAGGTTTAATAGCAATTAAGTCTGGTAATCCAGTTGGTGTTACTCTAACCAAATTTATTACAAAATAACCTTTATCCTGCCAATGTTTAATTAGTTTAGATTGTTGTTTTGCCATTTCATAAATAATTTAGAGTTAAAATCTTTTTTATCGCTAACTGTTTCTAGTATTTTTTTAGTCATTCCGTAGTCCTCACAAACATAATACACATCGTTTGATGTTCTACCTTTAACCGTTAGTCTATCTCTAGACTGTAAATAATTTTTACCACTAAAACCTAAGTTTAAATATACTATTGCATCTGCTTTAGATAAGTTCATGCCTTCTGTACTATTTTGTTGAACGGCTATATTATAGTAAGTGTTATTAAACTCATTGACATCTGTTGTAATATTATCAAAAGTTTGTTTTAGTATTTCTAGTTCAGCTTGATAAAAGTACATTATAGCTATCTTTTTATTAACAAAATGATGCTTAATAAAATTAGCTTTGTAAGTATTAAATATTTTAGTAAACGTGTCTCCTTCGGCTGTCTCAATAATACAATGACCGTTAATTATTTGATGTACCTTACTTTGTAACTTCGCTGGTAAATCACCTAAAATAAAACCTTTTTCGCCCTCTACTGCTCTATCTTTTATTAGTTTGTTTGCTAGATTAACAAGCGACTGAGGTGTTTTTACGGTTAAGTAATGTTCTTTGATTTGTGTTTCAAGTCCAGCATCTTGTTGGGTCATCTTAACAAAGTACGGTTTAATTATTTTATTTATTTGGTGTACTTTTGCACCACTATAATCTGTAACAGTATGCGTTGGTAGTCGCATTTCTTTTTTATCTACAAAGTTATTAGCCCATTTATAAAAGTTGGTATATTCCTTAAAAGGACTAAACGCAGATACATAAAACTGGTGATATAATTGGCTATAACTCTCAACAGCTGGCGTTCCACTCATCAAAATACATGGTATATTATAAAATAGTTTCTTTGCTAATCTACTTCGCTTTGATGGTTTGGGGTATGCACCTAAAGAATGAGCTTCGTCGTAAATTATTAAATCATACCCTTTAGGGTCTATTTTGTGTAAAGATTCATAATTTATACCCGTTAGGTTATAATAAAAAACAACCTCTTTATAGTCTTTAATTATTGAGCCTATTGCGTTTTTTTTAGTTACTATTAAAACATTTTTTGCACCGAATAATTTAGCAGTATTTAATGCTGTTAATGTTTTACCTGAACGCACTTCACCAGCGAGATAGCAAATATTGTATTTATTTAACACCTCTAGTACTTCTTTTGATTTGTGTATTTGATGCTGTCTTAGTTTCATTATTATATTCTTTAATATAGTTATAAACTTGTCTCCTTGATATACCTAATATTTCAGCAAGTTCAGGTTTTTTAATATTTTCATCACGACTGTAAACGCTTTTAAATTTCTCGTAGTTAGACTTGTCATAAACTTTACTTACCGTTTGCTTTATACCTATTCTTTCAATGCTTTCAGATTTTATTTTCTTAGCCATTGCAATAAAATATTTGCTCAACTTTTCAGCTTTTAAAATACTATCTTTTGTAATTTGGTCTATAAATATATTTTCATCTTCATTACTTTTCAAAGTGTTTATTATTAATGCAAATCTTGGAATATAAGATTTTTGTTTAGGCAGCATTGATTTCATATATTCGTTTTCAAAATCACTGTTTTGCATTTTAGTTATTTCATTAAATATACGTACCCACTCTTTTTTTGCCTCATCAGTAAATCTAGCTACATAAGGGTCTATTTCAAAATCTTCAGTATATTTTATAATGCTTTTAATATTTTCATAAAAATTAATAATATAGTCCTCATACCATTGTAGATATTCTTGTTTCATTTCTTTATCAGAATATAACTCAATAGATAAATCTGGGTAACAAAAAAGCATCCTATCTATAAATCCGTTATCTTTGTTTTCTTCTGTATAAAAATTATCCATAATACTAGGTTGAATACCACCAAGAACAGGAATAAAAGCACGTTGCACAAAAGAAGATTTAGCAGTTTTACGGTTTAAGTTAATTTGTTTACCACTCCAAGAAGACAGCCAATGTTCTAAGTCTGAACCTTGTCTATACTTATTCATATCTTTAAACCATCCAGCAAGTTCATCTTTTAAAACACCTATTCCGTTTTTATTCTCTCCATGCAATTCAATCAAAGCTTCTAAAGTAATGTCGTTTACTATAAACTGACTTTTACGAGGTTTTTTTATTTCTTCTGCTAATTCTTTTGCTAAAGGGTCTAACTCTTTGTAAGATTCATACTTTTCATAATTTTTAACAAAGTCTTTTATTTCTTTATTATTAGATTTTTCTAAAGGAAAAGTTATAGCATTTATTGAAGGTGTTTTACCTACACCAGCTTTACCAACCAATGAAAGCCATAAATTAGCAGTTTCTTTCCAACCTCTTTTTACTTCAACTATTGTGCTATTCCCAATAATTATAGATGCCGTATAAAGTAAGGAACAACCCATATAATCGATACTATTATTTAAAGATTGATAATTAGCTGTTATATATTTTTGTAATATTTCAGGGAAAATGTCAATAGGGAAAATTAAATCAGATTCAGGTATTTCAATTTTCTCATCTTCAATAATTGGTTTAGGCTTTATCCTATCTCCATATCCCTTTTTATATAACTCTTTAGCAGCTTCACTTAAATTATTGTTATGATTCTTATGGGCATAAGCTGTAAAAGGACTGTATAATTTCTCGTTATCATAAGTAGAACCTGTGCTAAAAAGATACATACACCCAGTGTCTTTATACACGTAACCACTATGAGGACTTGTTGCACCATTACGCTTAATAACGTATTTATCTTTTAAATTACGTACAACTTTAAACTCATCTGCAATTAAGTCTAATATTGATTCTTTGTTATTGAAGTCATCCCAAGAAGTGAGTCCATCTGTTTGAATATTTTTTGCTTTCGGTTTATCTTCTTTAATTTCTTCAATGTAATTATACATTTTAGAGCAAGACCAAATAATATTCCTGTCTTCATCAGATATAAAATCAATGTCTTTATAAGTTTTTTTAGTAATATTTTTACCTTCATAAATAAAAACGTATCCGCCAACACCCCTCGTTTCAATAACCGCTTCGGAATGTCCTTTTAACTTAGCTATTTTAGTGTTTCCACAAACTCTTTTAGATTTGTATAAAATATGATAACCAGCGTTTTTAGTTTTGTAAACCGCAAACTTATCCTCAAAATCTAAAATATTATCCTTTAAAAAATTATAATACTCATCCCAAAAATCAATTTGTTCTTTTGCAGTTGAAAAAACTTTAAGGTCAATGTCTATACATTCAAGATAATCGTAACCTGTAACAATTCCAATATTATCAGTTTTTGGTATTTTGTTTCCGTCTCTTTTGGTTATAGAACCATCATAGTTATAATGTTCTTCAAACTTTTCCTTTGTTAAAGGTTTTGTTTGTTGAGCCTTCCAAGGAAAGTTTGGTATCTTATTTTCAGATACCGTTATAAGGCTAAAACCCTCATCTAATAATCTAAAACAATTTGATAATGCTATCATAAAAAATAAACCTTTCAGCTTTCGATGGTGGCTATCTACTAACTGAAAGGTTTTATCCAATATTTTTCGTGCCACCGATAAAACAAAAATACAAAAATTAACAATAAAAACAAATAAAATGTTAATTTTATTATTTGTGCAATTTTTGTGAAATGATTTGTGAAATTTTTAGCGTTTCACAAAATTAACTTTTCAACGTTTATAGGGTCTCAAAGTATAGTTTTGTGAAATGTGAAATGTGAAATGCACTTTTTTAAAATTATTTGTTTTTAAAAAGGTTATAAATATAAATTGTAAAACTGTGAAATTTGTGAAATTTCACAAAATAGGCACTTAAAACCTTATAAACATTGACAAGTAATTGTGAAATACGCTGTGAAATTATTTCACAAATTTCACAAAATTGCACAAACAAAAAACCCTTCACATTTCTGCAAGGGTTTAATAGCTATTAATCAATTTTTGGATTTTAAAACTCTACGTCTCCATCATCTATTTCATCTTCTTCAACATCTTCTTGTTTAGATGTATATTTATCGAAATAGTTTACAATGTCTTTGTACTTTTCATCTGCTAAATCCATTTCGGATTGTGTGAATTGTTTTCCAACTTCAAAGATAGGCACACTGTATTTTGTTGCACCTTTCTTTTTATCTTCAGCTTTGTTTATTTCAATCCAAGATCCTTCTATTTTGTTTTCATGTTCATTCATAAAATCTGAATAAGCAGAAACAACAGCACCTTTAAATTGTAGATTAATAATCTCACCATCTTCTGAAATGACGTAAACGGATCTAAAATATTTACCACCAGCATCTCTAATCTTTGGTCTAATATCTGAATAAAGACCTTCTGCAATGTCACCACCTTTAAAGGCACGTACTTTTAAAGGCTCTTTAGAAATGAATTTAACCTCATTAGAATAAATACCAGATTCACTAGCATCGTTCCATCCTTTAACGGTGTGAAAATGCTCTAAAAATTGAAATTTAAAAGGGAGTTTAATTTGCACGTTTTCTGACTTTACTTTGTCCCAGTATGCAAATACTTTGTCGTTTGATTTCCATTGAAGGAATTTAGTAGCTGGATTTGTGCTACCTTCTGTTTGGTTTAATGTTCTTCTTGAACTCATAATATAATTGTTTTAAAATACGATTAAAATGCCGTAACCGCTTCGGCTCAATTGTTTTGTAAAGATAGTTAAAATGTTATTGATAAACTACTTTTACGTTGTGTTTTTGATACTTTAGGAACTTCAACACCCTCACTATCATATATCGTTTCATCAGTTTTTAATGCTGTATCTAGTAATGTTTTCCTATCGTCTAATTGCTTTTTTATTTGACTATATGTAGTATCATCAGAATAGTTAGCAACGCTTCCACCGTTTCTAAAACTACCTTTAATACCGAAGCTCTCAAACGATTCATCTGGTAAACTATCTTTTAATTCCTTTTCGATAATATCTAACGATTCTTTAAGTCGTCTAGCTTGTGAATAAACCTCGTAAACATTAACCTGTCCTTTATCTATTAATTGCCTTGCAAAAGCTTTAGAACTGTTTTGTAGTTCTTTTTTTGAAGGTAAGAAATTAGCAGTAGCCACTTCTTCCTCTCTCATTAATTGGAATAAATCTTTACTCATGGTTTTAAATTTCTGTTAATCCAATCCTCAACAACTACATAGGCTATTAAAAGGATTAAAAATAATGTTAAATACTTCATCTTACTATATATGGTTTTAAAAGTTTATACCCTATTATACCTAAAATAATTCCTATTGTAATTGCTTCCATTCCTTGTTTTTTAAATAAATATAAACTGCTTGCCAAAAAATAATTGTTAATAATATTGTTGTTCCCATTGTTTTAAATTTTTTCGTTTGCTAATTCAACTAATTCGCTAAATCCATAAGATTCAGCTATTATTTTAATGTCTTTTGCTTCCTCATGCTGCCAGTAAGCTAATTCCTCTAAACGTCTTTTTAACTGTGTTTTAAGCGTTTCTTTTGCCGATTGTGGTATATTAGTCATAATTGTCAGCGTGTTTGTGTTCTGTGCAACAATAAGTGTCATTACAAGGAATCCCACAGTATAAACATTCGTTTGCTTTTTCCTCTCCTATTGGGTCTATTTGTTCGTAGTAACTCATAATTTATTTAGTTTTAAATATTAATTATATGACAATATTACAACAAATTTATTTTATACACAAATTTATTTGTGTATTAATTTTATATTACTTAAATTTGTATCAAATAAAATTATAAATGGAAAGCACAGTAAAAAGTATAAGTAAATTAATAGGTGATGACCTTGATACAAAAATGAAAGACAGAGGTGTTACGAGGATGTATA